AGTCAGTTCGGATGATTTTGAATTCATTCCTTCGTCAAAATCAAAGTATTCAAGAGTTTGATTATTCTGAGATTCGTCCACTGGGAGCACCCATTAAGGGGTTTGGTGGAGTTGCTTCAGGACCTAAGCCATTAATTGAATTACATAAAAGACTTCGTAAAGTAATTGGCGGCAGAGCAGGAGAAACATTAGACTCTCGTGCTATTACAGATATTATAAATCTTATTGGTACATGTGTTGTTTCTGGTAACGTTCGTCGTTCTGCTACCCTTGCACTTGGCACACCAGAAGATAAAGATTTTATTAATCTAAAAAATGCAGAAGTATTTCCAGAAAGAAACTCGTTTGATTCAGAAAATCCAGGGTGGGCATGGATGAGTAATAACTCTATTGCAGCAACCGTTGGAACTAAATATGAGGACTATGTAGATTTAATTGCAGATAATGGAGAGCCAGGTTTTATTTGGCTTGATGTTGCTCGTAATTATGGAAGACTTGCAGATCCAGCAGATGGAAAAGACTATCGTGTGATGGGAATGAACCCATGTGCAGAGATGGGTCTTGAAAGTTATGAACTTTGTACACTTGTAGAAGTGCACTTAAATCGTCATGATTCCAAGGAGGACTTCCTCAAGACATTGAAGTTTGCTTATCTTTATGGAAAGACTGTAACACTTCTTCCCACACACTGGCAACAAACAAACGGCATTATGCAACGTAATCGCCGTATCGGAACATCACTTACAGGCATTGCATCATTTGCTGATCAAAATGGTTTACCAGTAACTCGTGAGTGGATGGATGAAGGATACAAAAAGATTCGTAGTTATGACAAGCAGTATTCAGAATGGCTATGTGTTCGTGAATCAATTCGTGTAACAACAGTCAAGCCATCAGGATCTGTATCACTTCTTTCTGGTGCTACACCTGGAGTTCACTGGGGTCCTGGAGGAGCATTCTATCTTCGTGCTATTCGTTTTGGAAATACTGATCCAATGCTTCATTTGTTTAGAGCGGCAGGGTATAAGATTGAGAAAGACCTTGTATCAGCAAATACTCGAGTAGTCTATTTCCCAGTAGCATCAGGTCATCCTCGTGCTGAAAAAGATGTTAGCATGTTTGAGAAGATTGGTCTTGCAGCAACTGCTCAGAAGTACTGGTCAGATAATGGTGTTTCTGTAACTTTATCATTTGATAAAGAGACTGAGACAAAGTTTATTGCCCCAGCACTTCACATGTACGAGGGTCAACTAAAGGCAGTTTCATTTTTGCCAATGGGTAATAAGACTTATCCACAACAGCCATATACAGAGATTACAGAAGAAGAATATAACTCTTATATTGGCAAAATAGCAACTATTGACTGGTCTGCTATTTATGACGGTATAGAAAATCTTGATGCCCTTGGAGAAAAATATTGCAACAATGATAACTGTCTTATTTAATACATAAAGTGTAAAAAATGTGTTTGTGGAACATTATGCCAAAATTGCAATAGATCTATGGGACAAGCAAAAGATAACCCCCCAATTCTTAGGCTCTTTGTTGACTATATTGATAGACATAAAAATAAATGACAACTGCTATAATTAGGGCTAAGGAGTAATATGTCTAATCCATCAAACCTGTATGCTGAAAAAGTATATTCAGAACATCCTACTATATTGTGGGCACTTGATGATCAAGCAGATTATATTACCCTTATTTCTGAGTCGCAAAGAAATGCAACTTCTAGTTGGACAGTAACTGGAGCATCTGTAACATCTGGTGTTGGAGTAACTGGAGAACCATTTCCAGATAGCTATACGACTCTTGTACAAGGAAATGTACCATCTGGCTCAACTGCAACTATTAGTTTGATAAGTCCTGATTTAGTTAACTTTCAAGATTTAAATACAACTCTTGGATCTTTTTGCAACGGTACATATTTTTATTCTAATAGTGCATATCTACAATCAGTATCAATAGGATTTAGATATATTGACACAACTACATCTTTACCTATTGAAGAATTAAAATCTTTTACAACTTCCGTTTTTCAAGCATGGAGTTTTGTATCAGATACATTTGATATAGTTGATGAGAATACAGACTTTCAATTAGTAATAAAATTTACTTATGCATCTGGTGGTAGTGCAGGAGATTATGATTTTTATATTAATGGCATAAGCTCAGGACAGTGGTCAGAAGAATCTAACACTACTTCACTTGGAGTAACTCCAGTGTCTTTCCCAGCAAACATTGCTTTGTCTGCAACTCAAGCCGTGCAAGCAGATCCATACGGCATTGCTGGTGAAGTTGGATATTATTTAGTAGACAATAATGCTTTGGTTGCAAGAAATAGCGGAGTGCCTATGGTTTATGGTGCAAGCAATATTACAAGAACTACACCAAACTCTAACAACAAACCATCTCTCATTGTTCCTGGAAAAGGATTTTTAAATAAATCTGGACAATATAAAGAATACACTGTTGAATTTTGGACAAGAATTAACTCAAATGCATATGAGCCAAAAAAAGTATTTGGTCCAATTTCATCTAATGATGGTTTATATGTTGAGTCAGGATTTCTTACACTTGTTATAGGTCAAGAATTTTCTTCACACTTTGTTGGCGAGTGGTTTAGACCAATGCTTATTCATGTTAGAATAATTAGAAACAATGCAACAGTGTTATTAAATGGAGAAGAAGTTATCAATCTTCCAATCAATACAGATACCCTTGTATTGCCTGACATACTTGATGAGTTTGGAGATAGTCAAGACTGGCTTGGTTTTTACTCATACACAGATGTAACTCCAGTTGAAATTGATTGTGTTGCTATTTATCCATACTCTGTTGCGATTAACGTTGCAAAGCGTAGATGGGTTTATGGTCAAGGAGTTCTTTCTCCAGAAGGAATTAACTCTGCTTATGGCGGTAGTGCTGCATTTATTGATTACTCTTTTGCTGATTACACATCAAACTATAACTATCCTAGTTTTGCCAAGTGGGATCAAGGAACATTTGATAATCTAAGAACAACAACAACATCTCTTACAACCCCACAGTATTCTTTGCCAGACATAATTCTTGGATCAAAGACACTGACACAATTGTACACAGACAACAAAGATATACAAGATCCAACAGACAGTAACTTTATAACATTTAGACCAGATAACTCCTGGAACTCAGAAAGATGCTATTTTAACTTTTCAAACTTTAGTGTTTTAAGTGATCCAATACACACTATCTACGGTGTATTTTCATCAAATAATTTATCAACGGAAGAAACATTATTTAAAATTTATAGTCCCCTAACAGGTAATTCTTTTAGTATTAGAAAAGACCTAGATGAGATTCATTATTATCTATTATTTAATGGAGTAGAAGAAGAAATATATACAACAGATATTATTGTATCTGATGAAAAGTTTGCAGCAGGTATTGAGATTCAATCTCTTGTAACTAATTTTGGTGGCAATGTTGCTACATTTTTTGGCAATCAAAATGGATTAAAGATGTATGTTGGTGGAGAAGAAGATATTAATTACCAGTTTACTGGAAAAATATATTCTATAGGACTTTCCACATCTTATAATGCTTTTGAAATAACAAGTAATTTTGAAGACAATGGTATAGCAATCATAGATAGTTATTTAGCAACTGGATCAGCAGAGTCAGCAAATGCAATTGAGCTTCTTCAACATACAGCAAGCTATACAATCTTACCACTGCAAGCATATGGATCTTATTTCTTAGATATTGGTGTTTCTGGATATTGGGAAGACTATATGCCGCTTTCATACTTTGCTCAGTTTGTAACTAACGATGTCGGAAATCAATACTATGATTTAGACTTTTTGCAGTTTAATCTTGGATACCCTTCTCCTACAAAATTAGCGGAATTTGAAACAACAAGTTCTTGGACATATGATCAATTAAAAGAATACTACTCTCACCCAGTTCAAAGAACATACTTGCAATTAGATAATAATTTATTTACTGGCTGGAACAACTATCAAGATATGGCTGAAAGAGCAGAAAAATATTATGAATATGATACAACAGATGCATCTATTAGAAGCTATATAACTTTTCAATATATATCAACAGGAGCAAACGCACCACAAGGATCATTTACAACAGTTCTTCCAGCAAAAGAGGGTGCAATCATTGATATGAATGATTATCCAGACTGGCTATTAACAAAGTTTGAAGTAGTAGACAACACCCTTATCTATCCATCACAAACTGTAGACTTTAACGATCTTGCACTTGTCTATCACCTTGACTTTAATATTCGTGGCATCTTAAGAAAGCCTATTCAGTTAAGAAGATTAGACATTGCATCACAAGCCTTTAATGATAACTCATTTAATCCAGTCGGCACTAGATTTGGAATAGACATGTTCCCATATACTAGATCTGGATTATATTATGATTACAAAGCAAAGAATCCTTTTAGTATTTACAAAGCAAGTACTCCATATCTTTATCTTAATAGAACATCAGGAGTAGAAATTCGTGGAAGTTTTGATCCGCTGGTAAGTCGTGGCATAGCAATACCAATTAATCAAAACGTTGCAGACAACTATCGTATTAGCGCTGCTCAAGTTTGGATGAGATACGATCAAGATGTATTCCCAATAACACCTACTGAAATTTTTGAGATAGAGTATAAAGGTGACACAATTAAGTTCTACATGGTTGCTGATAATCCAGAGGGCACCAGAGCAAGAATTTATGCAAACAGCTCATTAACTAATACACTTTATAATGGAATATCTTATTTCTTAAACGGTTCAATAGTAAGAGAGCCAGTATTAACAGTTAAAGAATGGGCAGTTATGGGGCTTGCCTTTGGCAATGCATTAAGCTTTGATTTATATATTGGAGCAATTAATCTAACTGGACCACTTGTATTTAATAATGTTGCATATTATCAGGCAAACAATTTACAGCAGGTTCAAAGTAATCTTCTTAGACCTTGGCTTAAAGTTCAAACAGACGGCGTAACAAGTTTTGACTGGGAATTTTGGTTAAATAGTTTTAATTGGGAAGGTGTTCTTGTTATTTCTGCATCAGATTTATATGGAGTTCTGCCTTCAGACGTATATAAAACATATATTGGAACTAATAAGATTATTATTGATGATGATGAAGGCATGATCTTTGATTCAGACAAGGTTAAGGTCTATAATGACACAACCTGGACCATTAGATTGGGTACAGCCGTTTAATCTGGTATACTTTAATACATGAATCCGTTAATTAGTCCAAAAACAGGTAAGCCTATTGTAGGAAATGTACGTCGTCAGGTTATTGAAAAGAAATATAACTGGGGCTTGTATGTATATAAAAAATCAGATGGCAAGTGGTTTACAGATGGAGAAGGCAGTATTTTAAATGTACAGTCTACTCGTGGAGACATTGGCCAGATTGCAAAGCTAAGAGATGCTGCAAAGTATTATGGCGATGATGGTGAAGGCGAAGCAGTATTTGTTCCAGGTCTTACAAGAATTACAGAAGAAGAGCATTCAGTTCAACTAGACAGAATGAAGCAAGGATTAATTCCATCTCTTAATGATCTTGGAGCATGGAAAGCAGCACAAGATACACTTCAAAAACATGGAAGAGATGCGTACGAAGCATGAGTCAAGATTATGATTTTATTCAAGCAAGTATTAAAACACAGGATGAACCTGAAGACATATTTAAAGGCAATGATCCATTTGGAAAAGATTGGACAGTTTTAAAAGAATATGTTGGCATTGATCAAAACTTTAAAAGAAAAACATCAAGAAGTGTTTCAAAATCAACATATGCTTATAATGGCATAGAGCCAACTCCACAATATCTTAGTTCTGCCAATGCAATACCTGCTGGAGATGGTGCTGAATCAAAGCAAATTAATCCTGGAACGGTATATAGAAATGGCTATGGCCTATTTGATGTAATTACTCCACCTTATAACATGTATGAATTAGCAAGTTATTATGATACATCTTTTGCAAATCATGCTGCTATTGATGCAAAGGTAGAAAATGTTGTAGGTCTTGGATACCGTTTTGATATTACAGATAGAACAATGTTACGCTTTCAATCAAATGATGATCAAGGTGCAGTAGATCGCGCTCGTCGTAGAATTGAAAAGATGAAACTTGAGATGCGTGAATGGGTAGAGTCACTAAATGAAGATGACTCCTTTACTATCACAATGGAAAAAGTTTACACAGATCTTCAAGCAACTGGTAATGGCTTTATTGAAATTGGTAGAACAGTAACTGGCGAGATTGGTTATGTTGGACACATCCCATCAACCACTACTCGTGTCAGAAGACTAAGAGATGGCTTTGTTCAGATCATTGGGCAAAAGGTTGTTTACTTCCGTAACTTTGGGGCAAACAATAAAAACCCTATGACAACAGATACACGCCCAAATGAAATTATTCATATTAAAGAATATTCACCCCTTAATACATATTATGGCATTCCTGATATTATTTCAGCGGTATCTTCATTAATTGGTGACTCACTTGCTGCTCAATATAATATTGATTACTTCCAAAACAAGGGAGCTCCAAGATATATAATTACAGTAAAGGGTGCAAAGTTATCTGCAGATGCAGAAGATAAGCTGTTTAGATTCTTGCAAACAGGCTTAAAAGGTCAAAATCATAGAACTCTTTATATTCCACTTCCTGGAGATACTGAAAACAATAAGGTTGAATTTAAGATGGAGCCTGTAGAAACAGCCATCCAGGAAGCATCATTTGAGAGATATCGCAAGCAAAATCGTGATGATATTTTAGTTGCTCATCAAGTACCTATTTCAAAACTTGGTGGATCAGATTCTGGTGCAATTGCCGCTGCAATGTCACAGGATAGAACTTTTAAAGAACAAGTTGCTCGTCCAGCACAAGCACAGCTTGAAAAGGTTATTAACAAGATTATTAAAGAAAAAACAGACATCTTAACTCTTAAGTTTAACGAACTTACACTTACAGATGAGATTGCTCAATCTCAAATTATTGAACGATACATTAAAACACAAGTCATGACACCTGATGAAGCTCGTGAATTAATTGACATGCCACCAAGACCAGATGGAGAAGGTAATCTTCCATTTACCATGACTCCAAGACAAGCTACAGATGCAAGAGCAAACCTTGCTGGTAATCGTGAGAGAGATTCACAAAGAGCAAACAACTCTTCAGATTCTCCAGCCACACTTGCAGGCAGAAATCCACAAGGAGAAGGTCGAGCGTCTCAATAATTGAGAAAACCTTAAAAAGGTTTGCTATAATAGGACTGTCATGACTATAAATAAAGCACACTGGATTGCAGATGGTGACAATGTTCGCCTCTCAATGCCCTTTGGTAAAGTAGACCAAGAGCGCAGAATCGTGTCTGGTTTTGCATCACTAGATAACATTGATAAGCAGATGGATATTGTCACAAAAGAAGCGTCAATGAATGCTTTTTCAAAGTTTCGTGGTAATATCCGTGAGATGCATCAGCCAGCGGCAGTTGGCAAAATGGTTGATTTTAAAGAAGAAAAATATTTTGATCCAGGAACAAAAAAGTTTTATAGCGGAGTATATGTATCTGCATATGTTTCAAAGGGTGCACAAGATACCTGGGAAAAGGTTCTAGATGGCACACTTACTGGTTTTTCTATTGGCGGTAACATTACAAAGTCAGATGACTCTTTTGATGAAGGCCTTGATAAATCAATACGCATAATTAAAGAATATGAATTGTTTGAATTATCTTTAGTAGATAATCCAGCAAATCAATTTGCAAATATTTTATCTATTGAAAAAGTAGATGGCAAAAACATAGTAGGAGGGTATTTGTCAAAAACGGAAGTTAGAAATGTATTCTGGGATTCAGATAATGACATTGTATTATTATCAGAAGATAACTCAGTAGACAGCCCAACATCTGGAAAGCCTATGAAAAATATTGGTTTTGTTGAAAAAACAGATTCAGAAAATGCAGAAAAAATAAAGTTCTTAGTTGATAGTGCAAAAGGCATTAGAACAATTAAGATGACAGAGGAGGAAAATCCTATGACAGAAGAAACAACAACAATTGTTGAAGCACAAGGTGCTGAGACAGTAGAGTTGCATGAAAATGTTGAGGTTGCTCCAGAGGCTCCAGCAGTTGCTGTAGAAGAGGCTCCAGTAGAAGTTCCTACAGAGGAAACACCTGCTACAGAGCCAGAAGCAGAAACGGCACCAGAGGCTAAAGAAGCACCTGTTGTTGAAGAAGCGGTTGATTCAGTTGATGCTGTTGTTAACGCAACAGAGGAAGTTACTAAAGCAGTAGCTTCAATCAACGATACTCTAACTAATGCCTTGAGCAATCTAGCAGATACGGTAAAGTCTATGCAGACAACCGTTGATGCTATTACGAAGTCCCTTGAAGCCGTTACAGGTCAAGTACAGTCTGTATCAAATGAGGTAAAAGAAGTTAAGGGTTCTTTCGATGAGTTTGGAAAGCGAGTAGATATGGTCGAAAAAGACACCGCTTTCCGCAAGTCTGGCGATCTAGGCGAGATCGTGCAGGAGCCTGTTCAACAGGTTCAAAAATCCCTATGGGGAGGCCGTTTCCTCAAAACAGCCGACTTATTCCAATAAGTAAAATCACTAGGAGGTGAACAATATGTCGGAAAAAGATATAGTAAAAAATTATCCAGGCTCAGCAACACCGCCAGGTCCATTAAACGGACAAGGCGCATTTGCATCTGGTGACATTGGAGGAGCAACAGGCACAAGCCCAAGCACTTCAGATGTCGGAGCGAACCTAGGTAATATTGCAACAGCAAACTTTGGAGCATCAGGACCTAACTCAGTTAGTCCAACAGGTACCCCTGGGGGTATTCTGCAACCAGAGCAAGCACGTCGCTTTATCGACTACGTGTGGGATGCAACAGTTCTCGCCAAAGATGGTCGTAGAGTTACAATGAGAGCAAACACAATGGAACTTGAAAAAGTTAACGTTGGTGAGCGTGTTATTCGTGCTGCTGCGCAAGCAACAAACGAGTATACAAATACAGGTGCAACATTCTCAAAGGTAGAATTAACAACCAAAAAGATTCGTCTTGATTGGGAAGTATCTACAGAGTCACTTGAAGATAATATTGAAGGCGGAGCGCTTGAAGATCATCTAGTTCGCTTGATGACAAACGCATTTGCTAATGATATTGAAGACCTAGCCATTAATGGTGATGGTTCAACTGGAAACTTTCTTTCAATCATGGAAGGCTTTGTTCATAAAGTCCAGAATGATGGAGATGCTCATGAGGCATTAGTTACAGTTACTGATAACAACTGGACTACAGAAGTTATGCAGGACATTATTCTTGCAATGCCACGCAAGTATCGCGCTATCAAGCAGAACCTAAAGTTCTATGCTGGTACAGATGCTTTTCAGGGCATTGTAAAGAACAACGGTACGCTTGCTGATGCAATTGCAGAAGCATTTGCTGGTACACCAGCAGGTACAGCGCAAAATCGTCAAGCATACCTTGATGGTCAAGCACAAACATTTGGTGGAGCACGTACAACTCGTGTTCTAGGCATTGATGTACAAGAAGTTCCTTACTTCCCAGCAGATTATGTTGATTTAACATTCCCTGCTAACCGTGTATGGGGCTTCCAAAGAGACATCGTTGTAAACCGTGAATACAAGCCAAAGAAGGATACAATTGAATACACAGTATTCGTCCGCTTTGGTCTACAGTGGGAAGAGCTTGATGCGGTTGCTTATGCAGACGCAGCAGTTGATCCTACTGGATAATAGTTTGTAAAAACTAACCGATAGGGAGGACAGCGTAAAAACTGTCCTCCTTTATCAATTAATAAATAATATTAGTTCTGATATAATAGCAGTGGAGGATATCATGGCAACAACAACAGAAGTAGTAGAAAAGTTTACAAAAAAAACAATAGCTCAGCTACAAGCCTATGCAAAAAAAAATAATATTGATCTGTATGGAACAGAAACAAAAGAAGACATGCTAGAAGCAATTCTTCCTTTTGTGCCAAGAAAAGATGCAACAGTAGAAACAGCAGTTGAGAATCCAAAAGAAAAAGTTGCGCTTTATTCAGAACGCAACTTGCATTGGAACGGTGTGGGCAACCTTGAAAAAGGATATAGTATTGTAACAAAGGAGGAGTCCGTAAAGTGGTTAACTCATAGGGCAGTTCGTGAAGCAGCTCCCAAAGAAGTAGCCAGACATTACGGCAAAATTTAATGCAGATTTTACGTTTACCACCATACCCATTAACCATTTCTTATGAAGTGCCTTTGCCGAACACGGCATATATTCTTGTTATAAAAGAAGGATCAAGAAACACAAACGATCTTTCAGAAAGCCTTGTTTCAACGGCAGGTTCACAATTAGAATACACTTTACCAGAACAATTTAATTCATATGATGAATCATACTATCTAGCTATCTACGAAGATGTAGAAGGACTTCCTGGAGATATAGTTGTTGAAGATAATTTAAATATAACACGTCCTTATATAAATCCTCAAAAACTTGCTTTATCTCTTGGTTCTGGAACAGCAACAGAAATAGCGCAATATGTTGAGTGGGAAAATCTTGCAAGAGCCATCATTGATTCTATTGTTCCAGATGGATTTTATTATTCACGTTCTTGGTATGAAACAAATGGCAACGGAACAGACTACCTTGCTATCTGGGATAGAGTTTATAAAATAACAAAAGCTTATGAAAATAATCGTCTTGTTTGGGATGTAACACAAGATCCAGCAGCACTTGGTGAGTGGACTTATTTATTAACAAAAGATAAGACAGCAATTATTAAAGAGTGGAATCAAGAGACTACTGATTCATACATTAGATCAATAGGAACTCCAAAGGGTGTACCTCTTGGAGAATCAGATTCAATATATCTATACGATACAGAAGATAGTGCATTTACCCTATCAACTATTTCAGGTGTTACTTTTCCAACAACATTTAACTACTTATTTGCACTTGACACAGGGTATAAAGTAATACCTTACGATGTTCAAAATGCAATTACTATGCTTATTGATGATATCAAATGTGGCAAAATGGAATACCACAAAAGATATATTTTAGACTACTCTACAGATCAATATAAGATTAAAATTGATAAGGTCGCACTAGAAGGCACAGGCAATATCCTAGTAGATAAGATTTTACAAAAATACATAACAAACTTTGGTACACCTGGAGTCTTGTAATGGCAGTTTGCGAAACAACAGATTTTATTTATCCAATGAAAGCTGATGTTTACTATCCAATTATTACCCAAAATAGTTATGGACAAGCAAGTAAAGAATGGGTATTTGATAGAACTATTATTTGTAATGCATCAACAGTTGGTGGTGCTGGAGAAGTAGACTTAAAACCAGAAGAGTTTTTGCAATATGATGGAAAATTAATTGCTAGATCAAGATCAGATATCAGAACGTCTTCTAATAAAGTTGATAATGCAATAACAAATATATTGATTACTAATATTAGAAGTGCTACAGATTTAATTGTATATAAAGAAACAGCAGGACCAAGATCTGGTCGTGGAACAATATATGAGGTTGGAACTTTTGATCCATTTGTTGGTCCATTTGGAGAAATGGAATATTATAAAATGCTCTGGCGCAGAACAGAAAATCAGACAGTTGGTGACTAATGCGTGTGCGCTTAGATACCAAACAGCTTGAAAAACAACTTATAAACATTGCAAACTATTCTTTTGGTTTTTTAGATGGTATTAATCGTGGCAAAAAAATATTTCTTAGTAATCTTGGTAAAGATGTAATTATTGTTTTAGGTCAATATATAGACGTAGAAGCCAAAGCAAACAGTCGCAGTCTACATCATGTTTATGAATGGTATAAAACTGGAAGCCCAGGAGCAAGACTATTTAATTTAAATTATACTGTTAGCAATCTTGGATTATCTATTAATTCAAGCTTTAGACAATCAAGCACGGTAACAGAAAAAATGACTGTTCCATTTTATAATAAAGCAAAGATAATGGAAGAAGGAATACCAGTTACTATAAAACCAAAAAACAATGGAGTTCTTAGGTTTACAGATGGTGGAGAAGAAGTTTTTGTAAAGAAGCCAATAACAATTAGAGATCCAGGTGGCGAAGAAGTTGAAGGATCTTTTGAAAGAGTCTTTGATGAGTTTATGAGAAACTATTTTTCTCAGGTGTTTTTAAGATCAAGCGGACTATTAAAATATTTAAACACACCAACTGCATATAAAAAGAACTTCTTGGCAGGATCAAAAATGGGTAGATCAAAGGGTATTGATACTGGCTATAAATGGATTATTAATGCAAATGTTAAGGTAGAATAAGAGTATGGAAAATATTAATACCACTGGATTTCCCCCAACCTTTATAAATCATTATATTGCAGGACAACTGCAAAGGTTTGGTATTTTAAGCGGTACGGAACAAATGATACCAATATTTCCAACATCTCCAACAAACATAGAAGATGTATTTAAAAACTACATTGCCGCTCCTGGGATATCAGATCCAGTTTTAATTCAATATGAAAGATTAGTTAGATTTAGACCAAGT